TGTGTGGCCATTTGTTCTCCTAATAGCGTAACACTCTAATACCTAAAAATTTCAGGTATAATTTTTTATTTAGAACGATTATACCACAGGGGATTTAAGTTGTCAAGTATAAAATTTAATAAAGGAATCGTTTACGTTTATGTTTGTTTCCACAGTCTCTGTGCGTGCAGCAGTCGTAGTACTAACATAGTCTGCTACAGCTGTTCCGGTATTTGCTTGAATACCCCATAAATAAGCGCCCGAAGTGCCGTTGCCTGTATAGCTAGTTGTTGTGCCTGTTGAAACTAAGTATACACCTACTCCAGCACTAGCATTACTAGCCCCTAGTACGCCCGTAATAGAGCACCGATACCAGCCGTTGCCCTCATCTGTGATCGTTCCTTCGCCGGATACTTTTGTGCCACTACTTAAATCAAAATATGCACTACCTAAAGTAGACCAGACTGCTCCCTGAGAGTTAAATAATCGGATTCTAGTTCTCTCAGCTGCTTTTAGATACACTGAAAAAGTATAAGTTGTATTTGCAAGTAAGTTTAAGTTTCTTACTAGAAAATGTGAACCTGTTGTTGCTGACTCTACTATTTTGTCCGCTGTTATACTTCCGTCAGGAGCCTCTACTATATTAGTAGTAATGGTGGCTCCACTCTTAGTCCATACAGCGTTATCAAACTCCTCTGAGTACGAATACAGATTAGTTGTACTAGTAGTAACAATTTCAGGCGTACGGTACACACCTTTAAAGTTTAAGTTATTTACAAGCACACTTCCGTACTCGGTACCAATAGACAGAGCACAATTATCGATCTTAATATCGCAGAGCTTGCTAGTTGCAGATAGTGGCAGCTCTAATAGAAGCGTATAGGTCTTATTTAGTCCGGCAACATTTACGTCTGCTAATAGTTCTTCTGCTAGGGTATTTGCGTAACTACCGGTGCCTCTGACATAAAAAGATAGTGATCCTTCTAAGGCAAATCTTCCGTATCCAGAGAATCTATAGCCTAAGCCTACTCGATCTAAGCTCATATCTGGCGTATAGTTGAGCTGACTGGCAATATTTAGGTCCAATCCACGTAGTGCTAGTGAACCTAGTTTAAATCCGTCAGAACTATAAACAGATGCTAATAGGGTTCTAGGGGAGTATAGTGTATAATCACTTTGAACGTGTCTAGCGCTAGTTCCTGTTAGGGTTCCAGATAGTTGATAACCTTCTAGTGAAGGCGTTACATTTGTGCGCTCTAAGATTCTGGAACTTAAAAAGTTAAAACTCCAGGCAGTTTGAGCTAGATTATCTAAATTAAATTGTACTGCAGCTCCAGCTAGAGTCACGCTATCGTATACATATACCAGTGCTTCTGTGACTACAAATACGCCTAACTTTTTTGGTGATGTAGCTGTGCGCTCTAGGGGCAGTGTAACATAGTCTGGCGTAATTGTCCAGTCAGTGTTTGGGTAGTCAGACTCAAATGTTAGTGCATTCCATAACCAAACATCTGCAGGAGCATTATTAGATGAGTTTAAGTAGGTTGTAAAGCTCAGTGTACCAAGAGCAAGATTTGAATTTACAAACTTCTCTAAGGTTACGCCGCCATCTAGTAACTGAGTACTATCTGTGTACTCAAAAGTTTTTTCCTGTGCAGCAGTTAGTGATCCAGACACAATAGCAAGTTCACGTGTATTCTGTGGAGTAAAACCACTAAACAGCACACTACCTGAGCTATCAAGGTTAGTAGTAACAAATATTTTTAATACATTGCCTAGCTGTAATTTCATCTACATCTCCAATACGAAAAAAGCCCTGCTATTATTTACTAGCAGGGCTTTTTGCTTTGATTTTTTCGGCTACTAGCTTTGACCTAACCACGTCGATGTGCTGTAAAAATTCGAGGGACAACATCATTTCTGAGCTATTAAGGTCATAGATCTTAAAGAACTCAAATACACTGCCGTAATTTTTACCTAAGTAACCACCTCCCATAGTATCCCAACGATCTTCCAACAAACTATAAATTGCTAGTGTTTGCTGAACTAAGTCTGGAAAATCATTTGGATCTACAGGTATGTCTGCTTCAACGGGCTCTTCGCCAAGCATCTCACACATTTCAAAGTATGTTTCCTTTGTCATGTTAACGTCACTATCTTGAAAGTAACGTTTGAGCTTGTCACGAAGTTCGGCTACTTGCTCGTAGTGAAGTTTCCCAGGTCTGTTACCTGCTCGCTGATAAAGGTATCAAAGTTTGTGCTGTTCTTCATGAGATAGAGCGCGTTTTCGTCGGAGAACTCTAACTCAGCCTCATTATCTTCTCCACTAATGTCTACTGGAGCAAGTTGCTCTAGGTATTTTAACTTTAGTCCAGTCCAGCCTTTTACGCTGGCTTTTACGTAGAGCTCTAAGAACAGTTCGTCATTTAACTCCTCAACGGGTTGACGATTCTTAAAGGTTGTTTTAGTAGCCTTCTTACGAATTGTTTGTAGGGTCTCACGACTTAGGAATGCTACCTCGATTTTAAAATCGGGCATTCCGGGATACTCAACCTCAACAGACTTTGAGGGAACAAGCAGATTCTTTAATGAAATATTTGACATACTAGTAGTTATATAAGAGGAAAAAGTAGGGGTGGTGATCAAGCCACCCCTTGTGTAAAAACTACACTAATTAAGCGTAGTAACGAATTGCGATATCGTTTGTCTTTTCTAGGTTGAAGGTATTGCCATCTACAGTGGTGCTTGGGGTTACGCCCTGAGCAGTAAAGTTAATTACTGTAGAAACAACCTGCTGAACGTCAACAGTAGGAACGCTAATAACTGTTGCTGGCATATCTAATTGAATCTTAACTGTGTTGCTAGCACCGCCGATGTTGATTGCTAGGGCTGCCATTGGCTCAATGGTTACGCTAGCTGCGTTCAACATGTCGCTTAACAGTTCACCAGTATCACGTGTGCCACCAGTACGTAGATAAGCATTTAGTGTACCAGTAATAGCACGGCTACCTGTGTAGTAAGTAACTGGTGTATTAACAGCACCTAGGTTAGCAGGGGTGATGTAGGTGATGTTGTTGTTGATAGTGATGTTACCGCCGGTAATAGGAATGTTAAATACATCGCCTGGAGCTGCTTGAGTTGCACCAGCTGCATCACGCAGTGTGTTTACCATGGTAAGAGCAACAGTGCTTAACTTGTTAGTAATGTACTGTGCATCCGTTACCTTTTGACTGTAGTTACCTGTTAGGGTACCACCACCAAAGGCTCCTGCAACCGCTGTAGCAGCTGTTGCAACTTGACGTAAGGTAGTACCTTGACCAGTCCATGCTGCAGTTGCAATTGCGTCTAGGCCAAAGTCAACACTTACCTGAGTCATAGCTGCGTTGTCAACAGCGTAAACAACTTGGTCAACAATAAACAACATTCCAAAACGCTGTAGTTGGTGCTTATCGCTGGCGCTGCTGCTAACATAGCTAAAGCTAGCATTGCTTGGTGCCCAAGCTGAGCGGAATAGACGAACTGTACCGGCTGTTTGGAAAGTTACTGCTGTTACGTTTACTTTACCTGGGTTAATTAATTCAATTGTAACACCAGTTGTAGCGGCTGTACGAACAATACCTGCAGCATTTAAGAAAGTTTCGTTGCCAGCTGGAGTTGTTGTTGCAATACCTGCGATAACAACGGTATCGCCTACAGTAGGCAATGTACCTGTAATTGCTGTACCTGCTAGTGTAACAGTACCAACACCAGTTGAGTTGTTGAATGTATAGGTTACGCCACTAAGTGCAGCTAGTGTGCTAGTAGGAGTTGTGCTGTAAGCTACATCACCAAACAGTGCGTTCCATAATACTGCTTCTTCTGCGGTAATACTACCAGTTGCGTTTTTAGGACGTAGGTAGGTTGACATTGCAAAGTCAACTGGTGCTAAGCTGGTGTTAAAGTTACGCTGACCACGAACAGGTGCTGTACCTGTTTCTGAGATTGTTACTGTTTCTGCGTTTGTGTTTTGAGAAAATGAGAAACCGTCTAAGACTTGGATCTCTTGAGTATTAGTTGCTGTAAATCCGCTTAGGTTAACACGGCCGTTAGCATCTACGTTTGTAGTAAAGAATACCTTACTGTTGCGTACTAAATTTAATGGCATAATTCTTTCCTTTATAATTTTAGCATAGCTGGTACACAACTAGACATTTATCTGTGTGGTACGCTGTATGCTGGGCTTACATTAGTGCATATCGCACCTGTAAATTAATTTCGCCTACAGCAAAAGGCATTAACAATCCTTCATCTGTGGTTATTGACTGAATTAAAATTTCAGTAGTCTCATAATTGTTGGCTGCGTCGTAGACTAACACTCGGTTGTTATCTACACACCGCTCAATATCTTCTAACAGTGCCTCAAGCTGCTCTTGAGCATCCTCGCCGCGGCAGTATACTTTTACACTGACGCCTAGATAACCCCAGGTAAAGTCTGCGGGTAGGTACTCACGAATCTCGTTACCTGCAGTTAGGTACACACTTGGAAAATCTTCTACGCTATCCCAAAACTCTAAGCGCGCATACGCGTTATTAAATAGGTTTGTACGATAGGGAGAACTACCATTTATTTCTTTTAGCTTTTCTGTTAAAGCTTTAACAATACTGGTTCTTCTGCTCATATATTGACGGCCCTTAGGCGATTTATTACTACTTGACGCGCTACATCACGAATTGACTGAGCAATTAGCAGTTTAGGGTCTCGAGATCTTGGTAACTCTTGACGACCTCCTTGACTAAACGTAGCGTAAGGGTTCTTCATGTAGGTATAAAAAGCAGTTATCATTCCCTCTCGACTCTGAGTTAGTCGTTCAACCTTCACAGAGCTAGCAAACCTACCGGTACGATAGTTTAAAATATTTCTTGCAGTACCATCACCCATGTTTAGTTTAACTGCTGCTTGTAGTTGCTGATCTAATAATTGTTGTAAGTTTACTAGTGAAACGTCTTCAGCAGCTCGTAACTTTAGAGCAGGTTCTTGAAATCTAACTCTGGGTGCTTTTTTGGTAACAGGTTTCTTAGGCTTAGTTGCAGTTACGCCGCCTTGAATTCTTGCTCGGTCTTTTACCTGAGCACGTGAACTTGACTTCTGCACTGGCTGATCCGTAAGTGCACTAGCAAGCACAGCTGTAATGTGATTAATAAAACTAGGAGATCCCTCGGTAGTTAGCAACGTGTTAAATGTCTCTTGGTTGGTAAGTATGCTGTTTAGCTTACGCTCCAATTTAGGGTCTAGTTTTGTGGTTTTATTTAATTGTTGAAGCTGTTGTGCTCTATCTTTTACATATGCACTTACTTTTTGCAAGTTTTCAAGCATCTTCTTAAAAGCAACTTGAGCAGCTTCAGACTGTCCCTTATTTGAAACTGTAGGATTTACTGAGTTTATTAGTTTTGTTAAGTAAGTACCTGCTGTAGTAAGCAGTCTACCAGCTTCTTCGTTAGATTTAGCAAACTGTACCTCAGTAGTTAGGCGTACTTCAGCAGCATTAGAGTACAATCTCTTATCTGTTTGAGTAAATAAATCTACATCTAAAGCAATATTACTACTTAAAAAGTCGGCATCTGTTACTAACTCTACAACTGATGCAAGTTGTTTTTCTAAATCCGTTAATTCTTTTCCGCCGCCCCTGAAACTAACTTGACCCGTAGAGTCCTTGCGTAAGTTAAATGCTCTGATCAATCTAGCGGTAAAAACACCGGTTAGGTGACCGCCTTGTAGAGACTTCTTTAATTGAGCTTTAATTTCAGGAGTTATGTCTGGAGTATTATTACTAATATACTCTACGTAGTATTCGACTAACTTGCCTTGAGGAATATTTTTTAGTAACAGTACGTCTCTTGACGACTCAGAAATATCTTCAGCTTTAGCAAATACTGCTACGCTCTCTGTGGTATTACGTGTGGGTCCCGAGTATACAAACCCATTTTTAACGCGTCGGTTATCTGTGAGCAAGAACTCTTTGTCTTTGTAGTAGATCTCAGAAATAAATGCTACAAATCCATCAAAATTTACTGTTTGTACTGTTGTAGTTAATTTATCAGATAGTTCTTTTTCTCCAATTGCTTTTGACATATCCTGTAATAGGGTTTCAAAAGCTTGACGACTCATAATAGATTCGTGACGTCCGCCTACAGTGTCAGTATCTTTTCTAATCTGATCTCTACTAGTGTACTGCTCAAATGATTTTAGTTTACGCGCAGTTAAGCCTTCGCCAGTACCACCAGAGATAACCTCTTTAAGCCTACTAGTTATATGCTCTCTGAGAGCAGCAGACATCTTGTCTATGCTCATCTATAGTCTGCCACATAAAGATCTAACACACGCTTGATATGTGCAGGAAAGGCTGCATTACTGATGTATTCAACGTTAGTGCCGTTTACAGCAGGAGCCTTGTTGCTATGCACTGCGCTGTCATTTTTGCGGTAGTAGGTAATTAAGTCTAATACTGCTAGTGTAAGGTCTGCTGGCACAGTTTCGTAGCCGGCGTAGTAGGTGACCTGATAACCACGAATTTTTGGGTTCCAGTAGCTGTCAGTATTTAGTGGAATTACATAGTCGCCGTCCACTACCCAGTCTACATACTCGGTTAGGTCTGTGTAGGTTTGACCATAGTCGTCGCTAGTTTGTACGCCTAATATCGAAATTACTGGACCTTCGCTAAGGATCAGCCTATCGCAGTCGCCATTAAATACTTCCGTTTTTTCCGTATCTACAAAGTCCACAAAGGTTCTGCGGCAGTAACTTTTTACTAGATCCGAAATTCTAGGAATTAGTAAGTCGATTTCGCTGTCGTTATTAGTGCTCTTGATTCCAGCATAGGTCTTGTAGTCTTGTCTTTTTACTAAGTTTAGAGCCATAGAGCCTCCTTGTTTTATAAGCCTCATCTAGGTTGGGGCTTATAAAACAAGACCCAGTTAAGGGTCTTGTTTATTATACTAAGAAAGTATTAAGGTACGTAACGTAGAGCTGAAACTGCACCGCCTAAGTTAGTTGTAACCTGTGTCATACCTGTACGCAGGCTTGCAACTAGAACGCGACGCTGTGTCTCAACTAGATCGTCGGTGTCAACACGTAGACCGCGCTGGTTACCAACTAGGAAGTTACCTGGGTGGAAGCAGATTGCTGCTGCTGCACCGTCGGCAACTGCTGCGAACTCTGCGCTAACTAGAACTGGAGTATTGGCGATAGAACCAACTTGGCCAGTTAACAGAGTGGCTTGGCTACCAACTTTATCTACAGTCTGGAATACTTCGTCGTCTAACAGATCGTAGTAAGCTTCTGTGCTGACGATGTAGATTAGTTCGGCTGGGTCTAAGCCCCATGCACCTAGGTCTTTACGTAGTGCACGTAGTTTTGCAACAGTTGTTTTCTCAGCTGCGCTGATGTCTAGGGTAACTGCGCTGGCTGCGTCGTATGTAACTAGACCCTTGACAGGATCTGCACCTGCACCGGCTCCACGTAGCATTGCGCGATCAACAGCGCGTGCAACACGGCGAACCATACCATCACGAATAACAGGCATAATTGCCAGCAGTGCGTCTTCTTCTTCTTCGAAGGCAACGTACTCGTTTGTGGCAACTTTATATGCGTTTAAGGTGATTTCTTTAAGAGCGTGAGTTAAGTTGTTACCTGCGCTATTAGAAGTACCGAACTGAGCATTCTGAACCCAAGTTGCAACACCTGCCTCTGGGTTAACAGGGATTGTCATAACGTTGGTCTGCATTGTGATGCTGCGCAGAGTAGGAGCAACAACTAGACGGCGGCGAACCTCGGCCTCTAGGTTTGTAGAAACTTCTAGTTCCCATACATCGCTAGGAACGTGTGCACCGTACTTCTGAACTAGGTCACGGCCAAGACGTGTGCTTTCTAGGCCCTTGCCTGCCATCTTAGCTAACAGAACTGCTTTCTCTTTGTCAGCGTAAGTCATTGTACCAGTGTTCTCTTGGAACTGCATACGTGACTTCTGAACAGCTTCTAGCTCAGCAGCTTTCTCTTTTAGGCTGGCTTCTAGGCCTTCAAGAGCTTTCTTATTGCTTTCTTCGGCATCTGCGAAGCGCTTCTCAACTTCGGCTAATAGGCGATCTGCACCGGTTGTGGTTGGAGTAACTGCGGCTACTGCGGCCTTTACGCGAGCTTCGAACTCTGCGTCAGCTTTCTCTTTGGCTGCTTTTTCTTGGGCAGCCTTTTCTTGTGCTTCAATAACAGTCTGGGCAGCTTTTGTAGCAGCATCAGCTAATAATTTTTCTAACTCTTTGGGATCCATATTCCATTCCTTATTAATATTACTGTTTGCTGCACTAGAGGCTTCTAGCCCTTTAGCTGAGTCGCTACTAGCTGCAAACTGCATTTTAAAAGATTTAAATTCTTCGGCACTTTCAAACGCCTTAGAAAGACTAAATATTGTATTCTGATTTGCTGGTACTGAAACTACACTGATTTCATGCAGTTCTAGTTCTTTGACCATAAATACTTCGGCGGCTGTATTGTACTCAGCATCCATAATGCGAAAGCCAATACTAAATGCGGTTAACACGCCGTCTTTTACTAAGTTAAACACATCTTCGGCAGCGGCTGAGATTCGTGCCTTGATAAACAGCCCCTTGTCGTCGATCCTGTGCTCTACCATCCTGCCAACCGGCTCGTCGTGTTTGTGGTAGGCAAGAACTACTGGATTTTTCAAGTAGTTTTGCATTCCTTTTTCCCAAACAACTGCCGGAACTACGTCACCGTGTCTATCAATATCGTTTGTTGAGGCATAGCCTTCAATAGTAATAGAATCAACTGTGTCGCTAGCAGAGGGTAGTTCGCTTTTAACTACTAGTTCGCCAGACAGGCGTAGTAATTTATTTTTATCTACCATCTCTTTACCCTTTATTTATTCCCGAGTAGAGGCGGGTCTTCCTCCAGTTGCGGGGTTTGCGGCGGAACCAGCTATATTAGCCGGTACTCGTAAATCATCGTTGCCAGCGATTGCTGCATAACGCAGCTCTACACGTGCCTCGTTTGGAGTAATAATACCTCCATTAACTAGGGTGGAGTGATAGGCAGCTACGTCTTTTAATTCGGGCTGTAATGCGCTTACTGAGCTAGTAATCGGTTCTACGTCGTAACCAAAGTATCTTTCCAACGCACTCACAAATTTGCGGTTGATTGGAAGTACTGTTTCAAGGTAAAATAGTCTCAGATTAGGCGAAATGTTTGCGTTGTTACCACCGTTTAGTAAGATCGGTGGCACACCAATGGCTTGTGCAATCTTGTCAGCATGAGTTTTGATCGAAACGTCAAAATCCATGTCCTTAAAGTTTGTGTTAGTAATCTGCTGTGGCTTTAGGCCGCTGTCTAAGATAACAGGGCGCTTACCGCCTTGCTTAGCACTGTACTTTTGCAGCCAGTACTGAATTGTCTTTTCTTTAGCAACTTGGCTGAGCGTATTGTCGGTAGTAAGTACCATTCCGAACACAGCACCGTTGTCAAAGAAGGTTTCCTGAAACACCTGCATGCTGTACAGCAACTTGATGCTACGATCTGCACTTTGTAACCTACTGCTGCCGCGGTAGATGCTCGTCGAGTTTAAGTCACGAAAGTAAAAAACTTCAGACTCTTTGAAGTCGACTAATCCGTTATAGCGGAACCCTTTAATAAACGTCTTTTCGTCTGTTAGGATTTCTACGCTTTCGGCCGGCAGGTGATACATAAACACGCCGTCAAAGTGGACAAACGCGTTGCCTTCGAGAATAAAGTCAGTAAATACTGCGGTACGAAAATCTTGTGCGCTTTGGTACGGGTTGGGACGAAAGTTAAGTAAGGTGTTTAGGGTCTTTTGACGAATACCACTGACCACACCGTCGTGTACTTTGTCTTTTATGTCGTAATCTAGGCTGCTGCATGCGCTCACGGTCATGTTCACCGAGCGGTTCACAGGCTCTAACTTCTTAAATGCTTGTAGATAGGTGATGCTTGCATCTGTGCCTACCATTGTTCCCTCGCCTTGGGCAATACGCTCTTGCGCGGGATTTAATTTTTCTACGATCCAACGTGTGATCGGGTTCATCTGTACTCCTTAGCAGAATTCACTAAAAAATGAACCCGAACTGGTTTTTGGCAGTGTGGACACTTCACCTGAAGTCACCTTGGTCCGCTGAATCTCAATCCATCGAGCTTGCTTGGCTTCCGACCCAGGAGGTGGAGCTTTGCCGTAGACACCGTGTAGCTGACTATGATGTTTATAGCACAGTGTATAAACCATCTCGTAAAGCTCAGTCCGGTGACTCTCGATGAATTCGTCTCTAACGGCTAAGATACCCTCGTCTGTGGAAATGTCGTAGCCACAATTCTGAGCCCAAGTTTCTAGTAGGATTGTTATGCTGTGTAGGTGGTGAAGTTCAAGGTTTTCGGCAGTGCCGCAAATAAAGCAGTGGTCCTGTTTTTCATAGGCTTTTTTAGCACGATCACGAACCCACTTTACTGGAATTCTTTTGTTTGTGTTTTTAGCCAATGCCGTACCTCGGGGTTTGTACCAAAAATTCTAGTTGTTGAAAATATAGTAACATTATATACCTAGTGCAACTAAAAGTCAAGCTAATTTTTAGTTAACCATCACAGGGTAAATGAGTATAGTGCATAACGTAGGGCGTCTGCCATGTGACTGTATTCATCATGACGAGGTCTCTCGCGATTAAGCCCCTCTTTATTATCCCAACTATACTGGTCCATCATTGCAAGCACCCGAGTACAATTGCTGGCTACCTTTAGTCGGCCTTGGCTGATGAGCGTTTGCACATAGGCGATCCCTGGAAGTACGTCTTTTTTGGCCTTAGTAGTTGCTAGGTTGTATACGTACGCCAGGTCCGCTGCAAATTGTGCTGCTGCACTGTCGATGAACACGGTCTCCACACCCCAGCGATCGCACAAGCCCTGAAAGTGGCTAGCATGACCCTCAGTTGTGTTCTCCGAATCCTCATACTCGTCGACCACATAAAAGCAGTCGTCGACTTCACTGTAGACCACAACAACAAAAGCTGTACTATCCTTGTAACCAGGATCACAACCAGCAATAGCCTCCGATCGCTCTAAGCAGGTTTCCGGAATACGATCGACCACCGAACTATCTGGGAGCTGGTAGATCTGGCCTTCGTAGACTGTAAAACTAGCCATGTACTCCTGCTCAAACTCGGCCTTCGACATAGACCTACGAGCTTCAGCCACGTCCGACTCACTCATCCTAGTGTTTTCACTATAGTCTGCTTGAATACTAATCCATTCACGAAAGTTAGGGTCGAAGCCACGATTCCAGAATCGGCTAAACCAGTTGTTGCGACCGCGGGGCGTACTAATAAAGATTGCCTTAGAACCCGGTTTGTCTAGGGTGGGACGCAGTGCTACGTTGAAAGCAGCCTCACCACCACTACCTAGAGCAGCCTCGTCGAAAATGATAAGATCGTAACTTCGACCAACGCAACTATCCACAGTACTTAAACTACCCATTCGGATGGTACTACCATTCTCCAATTCAATGATCTTGTCTTTTAAGTTGTCACGCGCAACTTCGAGGTCAAAGTGACGGATCAGACGGCGCTGGAGTTCGAATGAGATACCACTAAGGTTATAGTTTGGGGATATGATGAGCACATTGCAGTTTGGTACTAGCGAGACCAACTGACCCACAACATTAGCGATATAGGTCTTGCCGAGTCGCCGAGCTAGCGCAGCACAGATAAATCGGTACTGGGGACTGTTGGCCGCGTTGATTAGTGCGATTTGGGGTCGGTTGATTGTCTCCCAGATTCCCAACAGCTTAAGGTAGTTCGTGATGGGTAATTTAATAAACCGGGAACTAGCGGGATACTCAGTGATCGACTCAGTATCAATGTCCGTTCGACTAACAGTAAGCACTAGATACCCTCGCCTGTGACTAGACGTTGGACCAACTGACTATACTTCGACGTGTCCAACTCATTGATCTGCACGTTTACCTGGGAACTAGGTCCGGGCTTGCCTTGGCGCAGCTTTTCCAACTGGATTTGACGGTCGAGTAGGTCCATACTCATCTTGTGACTAAGCTGGAGTAGGTCTGCAATGTCTTTGTTCGACCCAATGCCACCTTCTTCAAGCTCCTGAAACTTTTGCTTGATTAAGGCATCCATTGCACGACGGATTAAAAAGCGGTTGTTGTAGCCCGTATCCATAAATACGTGGTCGATGTAGGACCGGACCTCGCGACGGCCAAGTATGTCGACTACGTACTCTGGACTTAGGCCTAGGTTGTCGGCGACCTCACGCGGGTCTTGGACCTGTAGGTAGCAATTGGCAACCTCTAACGCCTCAGGCGCAATCGTGATGGTACTTGCAGGTAGATTTGTGTTCATGGTATTCTCCTTTAGGGCCATTATAACCCACGGGGACCTTTGGTTGCAAGTGTAAAATTTTTGGGTGGTTTGGGAGGGTTGGGGCGGTTTGGGTGAGTGTGGGCGGTGTGGGTAGGGTTGGGGCTGGGTTTGGCACCTGGCTGGTTTTGTGAATTTTTTAAAATAGGCCGTGGGGGAGGGTCCGCCAGCTATAGCGGTAAAACTAGTTTGATAACCGCCCCAGTCTAGAATTCTACAGCAACCAATCGAACATGTCAACACAATCAGAAAAAATTTGTAGCAGGCGAAAAAACCGCTTGCATTGTTCCGGAACTCGGGTATAATGGACCCAACAACAACGGAGGCAGCACGATGACCCAAGCAATCTTCGCGTTCAAAGACTTCAACGGTACCGAGGTTGATGCAGTTGCAGAGATCCGTGGCGATGCCTTCGGTGAAGGGTTCTACGTTCGGGGCGATATGGGCTGCGGCAAGACTCGGCCCACGATCCAGCAAGCACTCGCCGCATACCTCGGCGGCCGTGAAGTAACCTTCTTTACCACGGCTCCTGAAGCAGCGTAATACTGGGGCAGCCGATTGGCTGCCATAGGCGCCAAAATTATATCACATAATTTTGGCCCGTGTCAACCCCTAACACACAAATAAATTGCAAATATTTTTGTGTGTTAGGTATTGACGCACACAACGAACCCTGTATAATTGACCCATACCAACCACGGAGTAAGACGAAATGCAAGATACCACGAACCAAAACCCCTACGTCAACCTGATGGGCGAATACCTCGCTCGCGCAATGACCGCGCTGATGCAGGGCGACGTGTCGGCAGCCGCTACGCTCACCCGGATTGCTTACGGTTTTGAGCAGCAAATTCCGGACAGCTTGCGGTTCAAGCAGTAATTCGCTACAATCAGCCTACACAAACCAAAAGGATACCAAAATGATCACGATGACCGTTAGCAAAACCACCGTTGAAACCGCGATCGCCATCCTCAGTCGTGAGCGGATGGTTGTGTGTGCGCGTATTGATGCAGGCGAGTTTGACAATCGCCCCGCGATCCTCGACTATGCGATTGCAAAGCTCAACGAACTGGACCACGCGCTCGATGAGTTGGAATGCGTGAAATTCTGACGTTGAATATGCCGAGCCTCTGTGATATACTAGAGGCTCGGTAGTTGAACAGAACCCCTTGACATTTCAGGAGAACTAAACATGGCAGCGAAAGTAGCGAACTATACCCCGGAGCAGACTGCAAAGATGGTTACCGACTATCAGTCAGGTGTGACCGTTGAGATGATCGCGGAAGAACTGGGTAAGACGGTTCGGAGCGTGGTCGCAAAACTTAGCCGTGAAAAGGTATACAAGGCAAAAGCTTACGTTACCAAGACAGGTGAGGCTCCCGTCAAAAAGGATCAACACGCCGACGAGATCGGTGCGGCCCTTGGGCTGACTGAATCAGACGTTGAATCGCTCACGAAGGCTAACAAGGTTGCACTGGCTCGGATCGTCGAGTTCATCCGGGCGAATCGTGCTCTAGACTGATCGTACCGGGGAGGTTTACAGCCTCCCCGGTTTAGGGTAAGATATGGGTTCCTAACGTGAAAGGTAAGACAATGAAACTGACTCCGGAACAAAAAGAAGTTCGCAAAGCCCTGAAGGCTGACGTGGAAAGCATGGGCGGTGAACTGTTCACATATGAAGCACTGTTCACATATGAAGCTGAAAAGATGGTTGTTCTCGTGTGCCCTGCTGTCCGGGGCGAAGCAGAGTATGCCCATGTAGCCGTGGTGCAATGCTGTGAAGAAGATAAGTTTACGCGCAAGCAAGTCGAACTGGTGGCCCTGACTCGCTGGGCCGATGGCGAGGTTTTGCGGGTTCCATACGGGAATCGCACGAACCTTGACATTTCTCAGGGGCTTATGGATCTTCTTTTTGCTTACTAGCACAAACCACAGCCCGCTGCAACCCTGCAACGGGCTGTACCACTTTGAACACTTTGCACACTTTTTGCGCCAAAATTATATCACATAATTTTGGGCCGTGTCAATACCCCACGTGCAAAAATATTTTTCGTCTAAAGCTTGCACGGTTCCATGAATCGTGTATGATTCGTACACCACCAACACGGAGCACACGATGACCACGATGCAAAACCTGCAAGATACGTTCTCGGACATGTACAAGGATGTTTTCGGTTTTCGTCCACTTATTACCGAAAGTGAATGGAATGATCCATATTTCCTTGCTGCGGAGATTGTGGCGCTCGAAGAAATCATCGGTAAGATGACGGACGAAGAAATGCAGGCTAACGGCTGGAGCAAAATCGAAGCAGACGATGAACCAGAACTTGATGATGGGGAGGCTCTAGCATCTGCGGGCTGGGGTACCGACGAAGATTACGGTTATGCTGGAGACGTACTCTAATGAAATGGTCGAAAAAAGACGAAGCAAAATGGGCCAAAAAGCGCGTGGATCAAATGACTGGTCGCACGGTCAACGCTACGGAGGCTGAAGCAGAGAAGAAGCTTAGGGTCAAGGACTCGAAAAAATGATGACTGCCGAACGTAGGGAATACCTGAAAGAACTGTCGGAAGATTACGGCATGCCATTGGACGTTGTGTTCTTCATGGCGGACCTGTTAGGCGAGATGGAGGATTACGACGGACTGGTGGCTGAACTGGCAAACATGGAACATCTTTACTCGTAAGGTTGACAAATGCACACTTTTATATTCTACGTTCATCACAAAACCCTTGGGCCTATGCTGATCAGCCGCAGGGCGTACACCCGGTCGGAGGCTATTGCGTGGGCAGAAGCTTGCCCGGACTTTTCAAAGGTTGAGAATCGCGGTATGGTGGTCATGGACTACTCAGACTGATACCTTACCACTTTGACCAGTTTGAACAAATTGGTCAATTTTGCGCCAATTTTACCATGTAAAATTGGCCCCTGTCAAGGGGTCGGGCAAAAATATTTGCAAATATTTTTGATCTGTTGCAAAAACGCCACAGGCGCCAATTTTACACCGGCCGCGGCCGGTTGTCAAGGGGTTGGGCGAAAATATTTTTCTTGACAACACACCGAAACTGTGCCAGGCAACCCCTGCGAAAAACTTTCCAAAAAAGGTTGCACAGGTTGCCGATATAGGCTATGATTCGGTCCTAGGTTCATCACATAGGAAGCAAGCAAATGATTAAACGGGTTTCGATTTACGACATGGATGGAACCATTGTGTGCAGCATGCACAGGTATCGTACTGTGATCGACGACAAGGGAGAACGGATCGACCTAGGTTTCTGGCGCGAAAATGAATATCGCGCAATGGATGATTCGCTGCTGCCTCTTGCTACGCAATACAAAGCCGATCTCGCCGATCCTGAATGCTTTGTGATCATTGCTACCGCACGGATTCTGCGCATTGCGGATATGACGTTTATTCAAACCGTACTAGGCGAACCGGATTACATCATTTCCCGTCCGGAAAATTACGATGGTTCCGGCGCTGCCCTAAAGGTTAATGGACTGGCTCGCTTCTTCAACCTGAAACAGTTTGCTAACGCAGAATTTACCTTTTATGAGGATAACATTGCATATCTTCGGGCTGTATGCGACCGATTCAAAATCCGTGGCGTATATGTGCCGTCAGGTCAGGGTCACTAACACAAAAACCCGCGGTTGCGGGTTTTTTCTTTTCTGCCGAAATGAGAATCGTTCTCATTTCGGGGCGCCAAAATTGTATCATACAATTTTGGCCCGGGTCAAGCTTTTTTGAAAAAAAGTTTGACCCACGCGACCGGTACGGGCGCCAAATTTTACCACAGCCCGTATTCGCTGTCAAGGAAAATATTTAACTTTTTTTCGTGGCGCACTATTGCAAAACCCTGTACAATCGGAACCTATGGACAAAAACACAGTTACCCAAATGGTCAACGCGGAAGCTCGCACGGTATGGGATAGCCTTTGCCGGATTTACCCTAGGCTCGGCAGGTTTCAGCGTCCTATCGTCAAGCTAAATCCTTACTGCTGGCGCACTGCTGGCTTGTGCTATCAGGAATCAAACTATGTAGAACTTGCCTATAAGTTTTTCCGCGCTGGTCGGGCATATCGTGCCCAGATGATCGAAGTAATCCTGCCCCATGAACTAATCCATCAAGCTGATTATAACCTGTACGGTATTAGCGAAGATAAATCCGGACATGGCGCGCACTGGCGCGAAATGATGGTAAGATATGGATTGCCAGATAACCCTTATCACTCAATGGACGTTAAACGATGATCGCATGGATCGGAACCTTTGCCAGCATTCTAGGATCGTTCGCGGTGGCGCTAGCATACTTTCAGCCCGGTTACCTGCTTTTCACCGTGGGGAGCGTCGCTTGGCTGTGGGTCGCCGCGTCCCGTCGTGACCATAGCCTCGCACTGCTAAACGGTACATTCCTTATCGCTAACCTTGTGGGCATCTACAAAAATTTTTTCTAGGGTCGAGCATATCCTAGCAAAATCCTGTATACTCTACGCTCCATCACAACGGAAGTACCCCAAATGGCAAAAAAACAGTTCTTCGCAATTCTCGACACGGAAACCACGATAGCGGATACCGTTGCCGATTTTGCGATTGTGATCGTGGACCGCGAAGGTAAGATTTACAATCAATGTGCTGTTCTGGTATCCGGTCATTACGGAACCCACGAACTTTTTTATGATCGCGCAGCCTCTGACATTTGGGGTACTGCTGGACTGGAAAAGCGTAAGGCTGGTTATGTCGCAATGCTCGATTCAGGCGCTCGCATGGTCGCTTCTGTTAACGCGATTAATCGCTGGATTAATCAAGCAATCGGCAAGTATAACCCAACCCTTACCGCATATAACCTTGCATTTGATCTTGGCAAATGCGCTAATACCGGTATCGACGTTACCGGGTTTTCCGCTAAGTTTTGCCTCTGGCAAGCCGCAGTTGGCAATATTTGCCAGCGTAAAGCATTTAAGACGTTTGCACTCCAGAATCATGCCTTTAATAAGGTTACCAAAAACGGTAATATGACGTTTCAGACTAACGCGGAAATTGTCGCGGGTTTTCTGAACAATGAGTTTGTGAAAGAACCGCATACCGCGCTCGAGGATGCGCGTGATTTTGAATTGCCGATCCTGCAAAATATCATTAAACGTCGTAATTGGCAGGATAACATCAAGCCTTATGCGTGGCAGGATTTTCAGGTAAAAAATCACTTCGTCGCAAAATAAATAAAACCGCCCGGCTAATAACCGGGTGGTTTAAATCATGGATACTATCGGCTGGATCGGTTCGCTGTTATTGGCATTTTGCGCGGTTCCGCAAGCGTGGGAATCGTGGAGGACTAAATCGTCCGCGGGTTTAACGTGGGGCTTTTTGGTACTATGGTTTTTGGGCGAAGTTTTTATTGTGGCTTATGTTATTCCTAAGTTAGACTGGCCATTAATATTTAATTACACTTGCAATCTATTTTTTGCGAGTATAATATTATGGTTTAAAATAAAACCCGGCCGCAGGTAGCCGGGTTTTTTATTTGAACCCGGTATCACCTTGATCACTTTGACCATTTTGGCGCCAATTATACTAGTATAATTGGGCCGGTGTCAATACCCTACATGCAAATATTTTTGTTGACAGACTGCGCATGGTCCTGTACAATACCCCTGTGGGTCCGTGCCTGGCGCCAAAAATTGGCGGCCATAGGCGCCAAAATTGTACCACACAATTTTGCCCCCGGTCAACCCCCGGACCGCAAATAAATTCAAATTTTTTCTGTTGCAACCCGGGCTGGTTTGACGTATACTCTTTTCCGTAGTCCCGTCGTATCACACACACAGGAGCAGCACACTATGGCAGCGAAAACCGTTAACTACACTCCCGAACAAACCGCTAAGGTTGTGGCCGATTACCAGTCGGGCATTACCGTCGAAGCTATTGCCGATGAACTCGGCAAAACCGTGCGGAGCGTCGTCGCTAAACTCAGCCGCGAGGGAGTTTACCAGAAAAAGGTTTATAAAACGAAAACTGGTGAGAAGGTTGTCAAAAAGAACGAACACGCCGATGCGATCGGCGCAATTCTCCGGCTTTCGGAGGCTGACGTCGAATCACTGACGAAAGCGAACAAGTCGGCACTTAAAACGATCTTCGAGGCTTTGGCAAACTCAAAACCGATTTAATATCGGTTTTTTTGGCCCGCGCAAGCGGGCTTTTTTTCGATTTTTTCCAAATGCGAATGAGAATCATTCGCATTTGCGGGCGCCAAAATTATACCACATAATTTTGGCCCGTGTCAACGGTTTCCTCAAAAAATATTTTTGTCGTAAAAGCGCGCACGGTCCCGTAAAGCGTGTACAATCAGCTCACACAACACAACATAGGGGCACACAATGATGATCGAACTGTTTCCGTGGGGCAAAGAGTGGGGCACGGTTGCCGTATACACCGAAAACCTTCGCGGTTACTGGGAATGCCGTGACGGCAGCGAAGGTGGCATGCTCAATTTTGAAG